AGAGGACGACCGGGACAACTGGTGGGGTCCGATGTCACAGCGCATGGACCTCAAGAAATCCGGAGCCGAATTCCTGTCGCGACTGGACGACAACTATCACGACGCCACCGACAACCCGAAGCTGGCCGCCGAGTTCATCTCCAATGTGCAGCGACCCCGGCCGGACCTACGCAGCGCATACGCCAAGCACTGGGACCGGGCGTGGAAACTCGTCAACGCAGCCAAGAGCGGAAGTGGTGGTGTAGTGCCTACGACAAACCGACCCGACTTCAACGAGATCGACCAGATCGGCTGGGACTCGGGAAACCCCCATGGCTCAGAGCGCAGCCGCCCGCCGATCAACTGGTTCCTACACACCCAGGAAGGCGACGGCAACGCCGAAACGCTGGCCGACTTCCTGCGCAACTCCAGCGGAAACGGCGCTGTCTCCTACCATTACACGATCCACGAAGACCCTGACGACCACGGCGTCACCGTGTGCGACGTAATCGACACCGACCTGTACTCCTGGGCTGTGCTGGACGCGAACGTGTTCAGCATCAACGCCTGCTTCGCGGGCTCCCGCGCGGGCTGGGACCGGGCGACCTGGCTCAAGGGCTACCGCAACGCGATCCGGGTTGCCGCCTACCTGGCGGTCGAGGACGTCAAGAAGTACCCGACCCTGTCGGCCAACGTCATCCTGCCGCCGTACCAGTCCGGTGCCGGGATCAGCGACCACCGCTACGTCACCCAGTGCCTGAAAATCGGCAGCCACACCGACGTCGGCGGCCCGCTGCGGCCACCGTGGAACGGCTTCCCGTGGGACGTGTTCGTCGCCGACGTGCATTCGTTCGTGGGTGTGCCCGCCGATCCGCCGCCGGTCGCGGTCACCCCGCCGACCGACCGCCAGGTCCTGGAAGCGATCTACGCCGACACCCAGGAGATCCGCGCACAGCTCGGGCCGGGACACCCGTCGTGGAAGCCGATCGAGGACGACCAGGGCAACCGGCTGACACTGCGCGACGGCGTACGGACCCTGGTTGAGCGAACGAAAGGCTGACGATGCCCAGATACCGCAAGAAGCCCGTCGAGATCGAGGCCATGCAAATGCCTTTGACTGCTGCTGATCCCCAGCAGGCGAACGACCTCTATCACTGGGTCGAATACCACATCGGATCAGTGCCCCCACCAGGTGATGACGACGATCCCCGATGCGGAATCAGCATCGACCCCGGGGACGGCATGATCGTCATCCGAACCCTCGAAGGCGACATGAAGGTCAGCCTCGGTGACTGGGTGATCCGCGGCGTGCAGGGCGAGTTTTACCCGTGCAAGCCCGACATCTTCGCTGCCACCTACGACGCGGTGTCCTGATGGCATGGGAGATCCTGCACCTCACTGATCCGCCGATGCACCGCGACGATGTCCCGCCCATCCAGCACGAGGCACTGGACCGTTTCGGCAGCTACGCCATCCCGCTGGGCGTGCGCGAAAACGGCGTCTACGACGGGCCGACCTCGGACTTCGTCAAAGCGTTCCAGACGCGCAAGAACGCCAGCGGCTACCAGCCGCGGCTGCGCACCGACGGCTGGTGCGACTACGCCACCAAGGCCGCACTCGGTGTACTGCCGGCCCCACCGGTGCCGAAGCCCCCGGACTATCTCGGACTCTGCGTGCCCGGCACCTGGGGTGTGTGGAACATCGGTCCGCAGGTCATGGCCGTCAACCGCCAACCGGACAAAGTCCAGGTGCAGGGTGTCGGGTTCAACACCGGCGCATTCCTGAATCCCGATCCCCGGCATTCCTACGTCGACGCGCGCAACGAGGGCACCGCCGAGCTGCTGCGCCTGGCGCTGCCCGACTCCCGGCCGAAGTTCATCACCGGGTACAGCCTGGGCGCCGACATCGTGGTGCGGTTCCTTGAGCAGTGGCCCGCGGCGCGCCGCGGCGAGATCACCGGAGTCTTCACATTCGGCAGCCCCGGCCGACCGCCCGGTGTGACCAAGCTGGGCTTCGACCACGGTGGTGCAGGCATCTCCGGGGTGTACACCCCGGAGTGGGCACGCGACCGGGAATGGTCCTACACCATCAACGGCGACATGTACCCCTGCGCGGTCGGCCTGCTCCCGCAGATTTACGAGATCCTCACCAGAATGGAAGCCACCGCGGCTTTCATGCGCTACCTGTTCGGAATGCTGTCGTCGAAATTCGGCCCGATACTGCTCGGCCTGACGAAAACGGCTGCCGGAATTGTCATCCCGGCAGCGATCGGGGTGGCCGGTGCGGCGATCCCCGGCTTCGGCGCGCTCGCTCCGATTCTCGGACTGGTCACCAAAGGGCTGATCACCGACACCACGGGCCCGCTCTCGCTGGCCGCGATGATGCTGAACCTGCCGATGATCATCTCGACATTGATAGCCGCGCTGAAATTCGTGTTCACCAACGCACACCAGAAATACTGGGTGAATCCGATCTTCGACGGAATGACCGCCGAGAACCACGCAGCGTCAATTGTCCGGCAGTTGACGGCATAGGCTAACCATTGTCGACAGGAGCAATGGTATGGACTTCCTCAAACGACTACCCAGCCCCGCAGCCCGTCAATGGGCCTACCGTGTCGTACTCGCCGCCATCCCCCTGCTCGTCGTGGCCGGGCTGATCGCACCCGAGCAGGTCGGGCTGTGGCTGGCGCTCGCCGCCGCGGTACTCGGCGTGGGCGGCGCGGGACTCGCCAACACCGCGCTGAAGCAGCAGCGCGACACCGGCACCCTCGACGAGTAAACCCCGCTTCACGATCCTTGACATCAGGGGTGATCCCGCGCATCATTTTACCTGCCCGTGACCTTTTGCCGGATTCCCGGAGTGATCTGTGACACTGATTGTGGAGACGTATCTCTGCTCGTTCTGCAACAGTTTCTGGAGGGCGCCGTCGGGTTCCATCGACCGCACCAAAGAGGTGCGCTGCCCCCCCTGCGTCACAGCCACACTGGAGAGTCGCGGGCTGAACCCACGATTACGAAGGATGGCCGGATGAGTGCTGTCAACCTTAACTCCGTGCGCGCCGCAGTCGAAATCCTGCACTGGGCCAAGCTGCGCAAAGCCGAGATCAAGGAGCTGGAAGAGAACGCCCGCGCCACCGTCGAATCGGCACTCGGCGACGCCGAGCTGGGCACGGTCGACGGCGTGCCCGCCATCAAGTGGGGATCCTACAAGCGCACCGCGCTCGACCAGAAGGCGCTGAAACAGGCCCGCCCCGAGATCGTCGCGGAATTCCAGAAGACCACCGAGGTCCGGCGTTTCGAGATTCTCGACGGACCTGCTTCATGACCCAGGAATTCTTCGACGTCGCGTTGCGGCCCGCCAAAGACCCGCTGTGGCTCGACATCGTCGAGATGATCCTGGCCCGCGACTACGCCACGCCCCGGCACCGGCAACGCGAGCTCGGACCGTCGGAGGTGGCCCATCCCTGCATGCGGCGACTGGCCTACGCCATGATGGAGGTCAAGCCGGGCAACCCGGCGTTCGACCCGCTGCCGTCCATCATCGGCACGGCCACCCACACCTGGCTGCAGTCGGCCGCCGCGCACGCCAACATGGTGCTGGGGCGGCAACGCTGGTTGTCGGAGACCAGAGTTCAGGTCACCCCGGGCCTGTCCGGGTCCTGCGACCTGTACGACACCGACACCGAGACGGTCATCGACTACAAGGTGCCCGGGGCCACCCGCTTCAGCAAGTACCGCACCGATCCCGGCCCGGTCTACAAGGCCCAGGTGTTCCTGTACGGCCGAGGCTTCGAGAACGCCGGTCGCGCGGTCAAACGGGTCGCGCTCGCGTTCCTGCCCCGCGGCGGATTCCTCAAGTCGCTGCACATCTGGCAGGCCGACTACGACCCGGCCGTCGCCGACGCGATACTGCGGCGGCGCGACGCCACCATCTCGCTGCTGGGCGACCTCCAGATAGACGACCACCCGGAACGCTACGAGTGGATCCCGAAGGACCCCTGCGACTGCGAGTTCTGCCCGTGGTGGAGTCCCAACCCGACAAGCCCGCTGCAGTGCGGCGGCCCCTGATACTTCGCCGGCTCCAGCCGACGGGGAACAAATCGCCAACAACCATCTGAAAAGGAAATCACCCATGACGCAATCAACCACGGCGGGATTCTTCACCGGCGGCGGGCGGGGAATCACCTGGCCCGACGAGCCCGGCAAAGACGGCGGACGGGTGTCGGTGTCCGGCACCATCACCGCGATCCACCCGCCCGAGGCGGTCCTCGACCCGAAGACGGGACAGCCGACCGAACGCCAGCAGGTGCGCATCGAACTCTCCACCGACGAGCGTGACCCCGAAACCGACTTCGACGACGGGGCACGCACGCTGTACGTCAAGAGCTACATGCGCGGTGCGATCGGCGACGCGCTGCGGGCAGCCCGTGAAAAGGAGCCCAAGATCGGTGGCACGCTCACCGTCGTCTTCACCGGCACCCAGCCGCCGGAACGGGCCGCCATGAGCCCGTCCAAGCACTTCTCGGCCAAGTACGTCCCACCGGCGGTCACCGACAAGTTCTTCGCCGGGGCTAACGGGAGTGCTGGCGTCGCCAACAGCCCGGCTCCGGTCCGTCCTGCCACCATCCCGCAGGCGGCCTGGGACTCGATGGACGCATCCACCCGCATCGCGGTGAGCAACACCATCACCGCGATGGGAGCGCCCGCCGTCTGAAATGAGCTGATCCGGCGCCGGTGAGAGGTCCCGGCGCCGGATCTTTCATCAGGAGCACCTATGACCCACCGCGAAGATATTCTCGCCACTGCCGCCAAGCTGATCTGCGGAGATCGCCAAGACGCCTACGGCGATGCCCGTACCGACTTCACCCGCACCGGAAAGATGTGGGCAGCGGTACTGGGCCTGGACAAGATCACTCCCGAACAGGTTGCGCTGTGCATGGCCCTGGTCAAGGTGGGGCGGCTGTGTGAGACCCCGGGTCACCAGGACAGCTGGGTGGACATCTGCGGCTACGCCGCGCTGGGCGGAGAAATCGCCCATGTCCCCTAAGCCGGTCTGGCAGAACGACACCGAACGCGACGCCTGGATGGAGAAACACTGCCGGGTGTGCTGCCAGCCCGCCGAGGCGATCAAGCGCATCACCGGCGCAGGACCGGGCTGCCCACACCTGGTGCGCGCCGACGCCGGGAAGCTGCCGAAAGCCTGGAAGAAACGGCGCAACGCCGCCATGGGCGACACCTACCGGTGCGAGGAGTTCCTCGCCAGACCGCCGGTGACCCGCCGCCCCGTCAGCCATGAGCAGTCGCTGCCCCTGTTCGACATCGAACCCGCAATCCCGGCGCTCGTGCCGGTGGACGGCTGGCCGGATTGGCGCGCGCAGGAGCGGGCCCGCAAGTCAAAGGACAACCACGCATGAATCTGATCGACACCGTCACCGACGCCATCTGGGAGGGATTCGAGGCCGAGGACAACGCCTGCGTCGACCGGTCCATGGATCTCATCGACACCGGGGAAACCTTCTCGATGTCCAGGGTCGCCCAGCACCTGCTCGACAACCTGCGCAACGCGGGCTACCGGGTAACGCTCGTCGAGGACTTCGAGAACGACTACCCCGAGCTGACACCCCCGGCCGAGATCCCCACCGCCAACCTCGTCGACGACTAGCCCCGCGCCATGATGCCCGACGACGACGGCGTTATCGGCTACGCGGTGGCGGCGAACACCTACTGGGAAGCGGGCTGGCGCGGCATCCTGCCGTTGCGCCGCGGCACCAAGGGCGGCAGCGAGGCGAACCTGCCCGTCGTCCACTGCGACAAACACCGGCCCAAGACCAGTCGCAGCGGCACCATGGCGTGCCCCGACTGCGTGCACTACACCGGCTACGCCGCCGTCGACCCGTCCTACCCCGACATCCTGCAGTGGACCGAGACACGGCCGGTCGACAACCTGTGCCTGCACCTGCCGGACGGCATCATCGGCATCGACGTCGACGCCTACGGGGCCAAGACCGGCGCGGCCGCCCTGCTTGAGGCCATCAGGCGCTGGGGGCCGCTGCCGCCCACTGTGCGCTCCACCAGCCGGGAGGATCCGGTCAGCGGCATCCGGCTCTACCGGGTGCCGCCCGGCACACTGCTGGAAGACACCATCACTTTTCCTGAGTTGGGCATCGGCGACATCGAACTGATCCAGCGCCACCACCGCTACGTGGTGTGCTGGCCGTCGATCCACCCCGAGAAGCGACCGTACTGGTGGCGGGACGACGCGACCCAGTTCACCAGCATCCCCAACCCCGCCGCGCTGCCACCGCTGCCGCCCACGTGGATCGACGGGCTGAAGGTGACGCCGCGATCGCTGACCGACAACTACGACATCAAGTCCGCGCTCACCACGGGCGAGGCGTCACCGGCGGTGCGCACGCGCTTCACCCAGGCCGTCAAGGAACTCAACCTGCCCGGCTGCTCGCGCCACAACACCGCGCTGCGCCATGTGATGGCAATGCTGCGGCTGGGTAAGAGCGGCGAGCCCGGCGTGGAGCCGTCGCTGGTGCTGCTGCGGGAGGTGTTCATCGCCGCCACCGGTGTGGACGGCTCGCGGACACCGGACGGCGCCCGCGTCGAGTTCAACCGGATGATCACCAATCCCAATGCCGCCCGGGAGTTGGCCCAGCCGGGCGTCCTGGACTGGATGCGCGAGATCGTCAAGAGCCAACCGCCGCCGCCTGAACCAGAGCCGGTCCCGGCCCCTGAGCCCAAGCTGTCACGGCTGCAGGAGATCGAACAGGACTTCTGGACGAGCCGCGAATCGCTGAACGCCATCTACACCGCCGCGCTGGCCCGGATGTGCTCACCGTGGGCGGTGCTCTCGATGTGCGTGGCACGGACGCTGGCCCAGGTGAAACCCAACTGGACGCTGCCGCCGCTCATCGGAGGGCCGGGTTCGCTCAACTGGTTCGCCATCATCGTCCAACATGTTCGTCGCCGACGAAGTCGATACGGTGACCGCACTCGGCGCGCGCACCGGCCAGACCACGATGACGGTGCTGCGCTCGGCCTTCTCCGGGGAAACCCTGGGCTTCTCCTACATCGCCAAGGGTCGCGACGTCCACCTGAAGGCTCACAGCTACCGGATGACGCTGGTGGTGTCGGTGCAGCCGGGCCGCGCCGGCGGGCTGCTCGACGACCACTACAGCGGCACGCCCCAGCGTTTCATGTGGTTCCCGGCCAACGACGACCGCATCAGCCGTGAAACACAGAGCTTCTGGGTACCTGGTCCGCTGAGCCTGCCGGAGCTGGAAACCTATCCGCGTGAGCTGACCCTCCCCCAGGAGGCGATCGACGAGATCCTCGACGAGCGGGTGCGCAACGGTCGCGGCGAGGTGGGCGTCCTGGACGGCCACTCGCTGTTCTGCCAGGAGAAGCTCGCCTTCGCACTGGCGCTGCTCGACGGCCGCGTCGAGATGTCCCTGGAGGACTGGCGACTCTCCGGCATCGCCTCCGCCGTCTCGAAGTACACCCGCCAGTGGGTGGCTGCCGGACTGTCCTCGGCACGCACCCGGGAAGCCGAGGACCGCGGCGAGGTCCGCGGCATCGAACTGCATGCCGCCGACAACGCCAGGGATGCCGTCTTCGTCGAGCAGGTCACCGGGCAGCTCGACTGGGCGCTCAGGAAGATCAGAGCAGCCGGTGAAGAGGGCATCCCCAAGCGCAATCTCTGGCGAGCGAGTGACAGCAGGCGCCGGAAAGCCCTGGATGCCGCCCTGACACAAGGGCAATTCGACGGATTGTTCATCCTTGACGGAGCGACCTACCGGCTTCTCTAGCAAACTTGTCGGAGTGTCGGAGTGTCGGAGTGTGTCGGAGCCCCAAAAACCCGTTTTCCCCGTGTTTATAATGTTTTACACAAGTTTCTAACATACCGTCTAACATTCTGTTAGACACCCATTTATGCAGGTAGAGTACTTAATTAAACTAACTAACTACTGGTTCATTCATGACGCGAGGAACATACATGTCTTACAGAAACCTTTTTAGATTTTTTTAGGGGGGGGGTACTCCGACAAACTCCGACACTCCGACAAACCAGCTAAGGCAACCGATCCCGCTCTGGTGCTGAAGCACCTGAAGTGTTAGTCTAACTTTTGTGGCTAGCTTCACTTCATGGACTGTTCGTTGCACCGAAGAGTTTCCGCAGAAACTGC